GGATTGTTGTCCGACAGGCTAAGAAAGTAACAATACTTGACCGTATTCGCTGTACAGTCCGGCTCATGGGTGCCGGCAGATTCTGGCTCACGGAAGACTGCGAGTCCCTGCAGACAGCGTTTTCAGATGCGGTGTGGAACAAGGACGTGAAGGACAAGGATGAACGGCTGGATGATGGCAGCACCGATATTGATAGTCTGGACGCGTTTGAGTATACGATCGAGCGGGATATGCGAGAGCTGATAGAAGAGGTGGAAGATGTTTGATGGATTAAAAAGACTATGGGGAAGGATAGTGAGCATGTTTAATTACACGACATTAAAAAATATAATCGGCAAAGACGTGGCGCTGTCACAGCCCATGATTGATGCCATCAACAAATGGAAGAAGATGCTGGTCGGGAATGCGGACTGGTGCGGTGATATCATAGAGTCACTGAAGCTAGAAGATGGTATCTGCCGTGAGTTCGCGGATTCTGTGCTGGTGGAGATGGAAGCCAAGATCCTGAATAACGACAATATGGATGCGGTTCTTCAGAAGAGCCTGTCAGATATGAACAAGAAGCTGCAGACCGGTCTTGCACTTGGAGCAATGGTCCTCAGACCGTTGGGTCCGGATAAGGCAGAGTATGTTGCAGCGGACAAATTCATTCCGATCAGTTTTGATGATAGCGGTACTCCGAATGATATTGCTTTCCTGGTAGTGAAGAGTGTTGGTGAAAACGACTATTACACCAGAGTCGAGAGGCATTATTTTACAAATGGAAATCTGACAATTGAGAATAAATGTTATCATTCACAGAGTCAGAGCGATATTGGCCAGAACTGCAGTCTGGAAGAAGTGGCTGAATGGGCGAATATTCTTCCGGGACCAATCACTTATCCTGGTATGACTGAAATGGATTTCGGATATTACCAGAATCCGATTGAGAACAAGGTAGACGGTTCTTCATGTGGAGTGTCCGTGTACGAGTCGGCAGAGAACCTGATCAGAAAAGCGGACGTACAGGGAGCAAGGTTGGATTGGGAATATGATTCCGGAGAACGTGCAATTCATGTTGATGAGAGAGCACTCAAAAATCGAGGTGGCAAGACTTATCTTCCAAGGCTTAAGAAGCGCTTGTACAGAGGGCTCAATCTTGATGATAACAATAAAGACTTGTACAAGGAGTATTCCCCAGAGATGCGAGATGAAGCATTCCGAAGAGGATTGGAGGAATACAAACGGGAAATCGAGTTCAATGTCGGTCTTGCTTATGGAGATCTGTCAGATGCGCAGGAAGTGGATAAGACAGCTACGGAGGTGCTTGTTTCCAAGACAAGGAAATACAACCGAGTCACGGCGATTCAGGGCAAACTGGAAGAATGTCTGAATGGATTCGTGAATGCGTTGGCGTTCTACAACGGATCTTATATGTCTGGGGTAGAATTCACCTGTGAGTTTAATGACTCTATTTTGGCTGATGAAGAATCGGAAAGACAGCAGGACAGGCAAGACGTCAGCATGGGTGTCATGAGCCTGCTTGAGTACCGAATGAAGTGGTACAACGAGGACGAAGAAACTGCAAAATCTAAGATTCCGGAGCAAAATCAGGTGATGGAGTAATATGAAAGATGATTACAAGAATAAGCTTGCAAGTAAGATCGCTTCCAGGTATCAGGATTTGGAAGAGCGCATCATGCAGGATATTGTCCGGAGGATTATGAAAGCTGGTGAAATAACCAGTACTGCAGATTGGCAGATTAACCGGTTACGGATTTTGGGATATTCCTCCGAGGATATTGAACAGGAGATAAAGAAGACGCTCAATGCTTCTTATCCGGAAATGTTTGAGTTATACGACAAGGTGATCAACTGGGAATATGTCCGGAATAAGGGTATATATGAACAGATTAACGCCGAGTACATACCATTCGAAGAGAACGGACAGCTCAAGCAGATTACAGAAGCAATCATTGACCAGAGTTTTGATGATTTGGAGAATGTGACTAATTCACTCGGCTTCTATCTGGACTACGGCAATGGTAAGAAGGTATTGACGCCACTTTCTCAAGTGTATACCAAATACCTTGATGCAGCGTGTTATGATATCGTGACTGGGGCATTTGATTACAACAGTGTGTTGCGTAGAGTTGTGACACAGCTCACCAACAGCGGACTCCGGCAGATTGATTATTCTTCCGGGAGAGCTAACCGGGTTGATGTGGCTGCAAGAAGAGCGGTCATGACTGCAGTCAGTCAAATTACCGGAAAGATATCTGAGTACAACGCACAGAAGCTTGGAACAGAGTATTTTGAAGTGGAGTGGCATGCGGGAGCACGTCCGACTCATGCAGTGTGGCAGGGGCGTGTCTGGTCGAAAGAGCAATTGTATTCAGTCTGTGGACTTGGTACTGTGACTGGACTTCTGGGAGTCAACTGTTATCATACTTATTATCCGTTCTTCCCTGGCATTTCACAGCGCAACTGGTCTGATGATTGGCTGGAGGAGCAGAACCGGAAAGAGGCAGAACCTAAGTCATTTGACGGCAAAGAATATACTTTGTATGAAGCCAAGCAGAGGCAACGTCAGATGGAAACAGCTATGAGAGCGCAACGCGAGAAAGTGCGATTACTGCAGCATGGTGGCGCTGATCAGGATGAAATTATTCTGCACAAAGCGAAATATCAGGGACAGCTTAACGAGTATTCCCGGTTCTGCAGGAAGATGAGTCTCACGGAAGAGCGTGAGCGTATTTATCTGGATATGATGGGAAAGATTGCTACGAACAACAAGAGCCAGAATTCCATATTCCATCCAGAAATGGCTAAGAACGCATCGAAAGACGTAGCTCAGTATAAAAGATACAAAGAAGTTCTTGGAGATTCTGTTGGTTCACTTGCTAAGTTCGGGCAGGTGAAATATAATGATAGTGAACAGTGGGAAAAGCTTCAAAGTAAATTTTTCGCATATCTTGAGATTAACAAGAAAGATTGGTCGGAAGAATTTAAGAGTAAATCAAAACAGGCATATGATAGATTCAGAGAGCAAGGAGAAGAATTATCAGTTCATGCTTTGAGTCGATTACCAAGATTAAATAAGCCAGGATATGAAGTGATTCACGAAGAAGATGTGCTCGATCTAATAAAAACTATGCCGAATTATTCTGAAGGAGAAGAGAAAATGATTTGGTTCAGCCCAAGCAAACAGCTTGTAGTTATAAAAAATAAAAACTCCGGTGATATAGTTAGTATTGTTCGAAGGAAAAATAAAAAGGAGGAATGGACGGATGCAGGTCTTTAGAAAATATATGAATTATATAAAGGATTTTCTTGAAAATACTCCGGAAGATATATATGAGTTTTCTATTATCCTTGAAGATGCATTAGTTGATGAGTACGATGCAATGCATGCGGAACAGCCGAGAGCAACTGAAATATTGGCAGAAGAAACCCCAGACATTTGTGCATCAGCAGAACCGGGAATGAAGCCAGAGGAGATTGAAAAATTTAAACGTGAGTTGGAAATTGAATACAACAAAGCGTTAAAAGCAGTTGTGTAGTTACCACCAGTCAATATGGCCGGTGGTATTTTTGTATACATTTTTAAGGTGAGGAGGTGGAAAACATGAAAAAGAGAGTTGTGATAGCACTGACTGCCATCAGCATGGCGGTGATGAGTCTGACTGGCTGCCAGTCTGTTACAAAAAATTATGGCGGAAAGACAATAGTGAAACTCGAACCAAATCAGAAACTTGAAGAAATTACGTGGAAAGACGACTCACTGTGGTATCTTACCAGACCGATGACCGATGAAGATGTGGCTGAAACTCATACATTTCGGCAGCAGACGGATTTTGGAGTTCTTGAAGGAACGGTAACTATTGTAGAGTCGAAAGAGTAAGGCGGTGATCCGTTTATCTCCCATTGAGACGCATGGTTATGCGTCTTATTTTTATGCCCTGCCACATGGCTATAAAACTGGACAACTACCCGGCCGGAGGTTCAGAAGGCTATACCCACACCGCTGAAAGAGCGGTTAATAAATAATTTTAGGAGGATTGTAACTATGAAAAATATCTATGAGATTTTAAAGGAGTATGGATTGGAAGTCCCGGAAGATAAGAAAGCAGATTTCGACAAGGCTTGGAAAGAGAATTACCGTACCATAAGCGATTATGACAAGGTAGTTTCCCAGAGAGACAACTATAAGACGTCTCTGGACGATGTGAATGCCCAACTGGAAGAATTCAAAGACGTAGATGTGAAAGATTTGCAGGGACAGATCACAAAGCTTCAGGGAGATCTGAAAGCGAAAGATGATGAGTATGCAGCGAAAGAAGCAGACCGTATGTTTATGGATTCCGTTAAGGAGGCGATTAAGACTGCAGGTGGAAGAAATGAAAAGGCTGTTATCGCAATGCTGGATATCGACGCTCTGAAAAAATCTAAAAATCAGTCCGATGATATCAAGACTGCACTGGAAAAAGTGAAGAAGTCTGACGGATATCTGTTTGGAGTGGATGAACCAATTAATAACCCAGTAGGTGGTACTGGCGGT